ACCTCCGGATGAGTGTAGCCGCCTTTTCTGGTAGTAACTGCGCCGTCCCGGAAATCCTGGCCGAAGATAAGCGCATGATAATGAGCGCGGCGCGTTTGTTCGCCGTACTCACCGCACGCCAGGTATCGGACCTTTTCCGGGTATACGAACTTACGAAGATCGCGCCAAAAATCCTGCAGATGGGGAAGGGATATCTTCCCGTCTGCAGGGTAGTTTTCGTCGCTGTACGTTAGCGTCATGAAGCAGTTTTCACGATGAAGCTGGCTTTCATGATACGCACGTACCGCCCATTGGGCGGACTTCAGGGAGGCGCAGGTGTGGCACTTGCCACAGGGGACCGCCAGAGTGACGCGGGGTTTGTTGGTTTTCCGATCGACGTGGACACCACCCAGATCGGGCCGCATCCCGGGCCAAGGGTCCCGGGTGATTGTTTGCTCGTTCGGACACCGCATGGATCACAGGCGGATGCCGCCACGAGAAAGCGACGGACGGTTAAGGGAATGGGTCTTTTTGGCGGTCTTGCGGAAGCCTTTATTGGTAGCGCGGGAGCGTTTCATAGCCGTTTCCTTTAGTTTTTTCGCCTAGGGCGAATGGGACAGTGCATGACAAGTAAAGCATTGTCAGGGTAGCACGGATTTAGAGACCGTGGAAGCCCCCCCAACGAGAGCCCCCCCAGCGGGGGGGCGGGGAGGCCCGTGGTGAGGTTTTAGGTTCGGGGGGGGGTTCCCTCCGCCCCGGGCCGCCTTGCTTCGCTCGCGGCCCGGGGGACGTCGCCCCGGTTAGAGCTTGCGCCTTCGGCGCTGGCCAAAAAAAACGGGGAACCAAGGTTCCCCGCTTTTTCCGGCCTGAACTTTAAGAGCCTGTCGGCTGGCCCTGTTGCGCGTTTTTGTTTTCTAGCTCTTTTAGTATTTCTTGGGTTAGTTGTTGTTTATATATTTTCTGTTTTTCTTGTTCTTGGAGCTGTTGGAACTCTGAATAGTCCGTTTGGACTTGGGTTATTGTTGTTCGCGCATCTTGTAGGGCCGTTGTTGGGTCTTTCTGTTGTATATCGGAAATATCGGCATACTGTGGTTGCCTGTTGTTTTCTGGCATATCGCCTGTGCGATGGAACCGGGCGACGATGTTGTTAATATCCACCTCATCTTTTGCAGACTGAATCGTCATAGACGGGCCTTTTGTTGCGAAGGTCAACATGATGCCTTCGCGTTTACGTGATTTGAAATCGAAGCTAGTAGACATTTAACGACTCCAAGGGCGTCCGCCCTTTTTGCTTTTTTGGGAATCTTCTTTTTTCCACTTTTCTTTACGCTCTTTCGATTGTTCTTCGATAGAGCCGTGGAACATTTCGTATAGCTTCTTGCCGGCTTTCTTTGCGGAATTAACTCCGCGTTCTCCTAGAACAGCGCCCGGCAATTTATTAGCGATATAGGGAAGGGCGCCCGATGGGGCGCCCGGTGGCGGGTTGCGAATATCGCGGATAACTTCCGCGATAGCATCCGAGATTTCAGCAACACCGGAACCGCGTTTAGACGCAGTCAACGCGGAAGCCGCGTTTGCGTTATTCAACGCGATTTCTGACTGTAGTTTTGCGGAGACTGCCGCTGCTTGTTCAGTCAGAAGTTTTTGTTGTGCGCGCTCGGTATTCTGTTGCTCTCCTTGCGTTAACGCTTGCTCGTTAATGAGCTTCTCGGATGCTGCTTGTACGTTTCGCTGTGCCTTAGCGGATGAGCCGGCCTGATACGACGAGCCGGCTTTAGCGTCGCCCATAGTCGCGACCGCAGATGATGGAGCAGAACCCGGGGACCCAATCGCAAGTATGCGATTGAGCCCCGCTTTCTGAAGATCGTCGGCGGCGCGCTGATAGCGCGTGTTATCCATCCGCTCGGTGAACTCGCGACCTTTTTTTGCCTCCTTTTTATTGAAGTAACCGCCCAGCATTGTGCTGCCGATATCCCCAAGGGCCGAGCCGAGTCCCGAGAGATCCATATTTAGAGCCTCTCGAGGCCCGGCACGGAATAGACCGGCATCGGGCGGGTTGATTTGTAGTCGACCCAAATGTCGACAAGGAAATGTGGTTCCGAAGGAACCGCGATAATGCGGTCAATGGGCGGTTCTTCCTTGATGAACGAATCGTTCAGCGCCGGAAGCCCTTCGAACTGTTGGGACAGGTGCCAAACGTCAAGGGACGTCGGCTGCTCGGAAGCCATGAGCCCCGTGATGCGGGACGGCTTATAGCGATACTCCGCCCAACGCTCTTGGTAGCCGAAGACCTGATCGTCAGCGGCAGTGCCCTGGACGAAGATTTCCTTATTGAGAATGGCTTGCTCGCCCAGGTGGGCAAGGGTCGGCGTGTAGTGGTCAAGACGAGTCTTGCGGAACCAACCGCGCTCGATTCCCTGTTGATACGTCAGATCGGCGCGAACCGAAGCGAGGCCGATGATAAAGCCATGCTCGGTGAACGACTTAGTGAACCCGGAATTAGAAACGCCGGTACCGATAGCTGCAAGGTTAGCTTGCGGTTTGTCCGGGCCGGCGTAGGTCGAAGCTACCGGGTTGATGTTGACCATGTCGGACGAGCCGCCGAGATACTCAGGACGCTGAAGGCGTGCGTCGTCAGACTGTACGCCGAACTGCGAAAGGATGAGCTCGATGTAGCGCGTGCCGCCTCGCGCGTCCCGCTCGAGCATCTGCTGTACAGCTACCGCGAGGCGGAAATCATTGATCGATACGGACGTGGCTTGGGAGAGATCGGCATAAATGCCGGGGAATCCTAGCTCTGTAGGATGTTGACGAACATAGAGCGCGTTATCCGTGCTGGTGTTGTTTAGCTGCGCCATGGTCGGATAGGTGACGGTACTACCGTCAGATTGGCGCACCGTTCCACCGGTCCCGAAATTAGCGGTTTGTTTGCCAATACCGAGGACGGGAGCTTCATCGCCAAGCGGGACGAATACTGCGTCCCCTTTTTGAGGCCACGGAAGCGCCGAGGTGAAATAGTCTTTTCTCTTGTTGCGCGGCAGACAGGAATCGGCGGTATGAAACACGGCGATATCGTCCGGGCCGTCGCCGAGCGATACCGCAATGGAGTCTTGGAGATTTTGGTCCCTGTACCACTGGTTCCAAATAAGCTGATATGCACGGAACGGGAGCGCGCTCACGTTTACGGGAGTAGTAACGCCAGCGCGGAACGGGAGACCAAAATAAGATAGGGCAGAAGAAGGAGCAACATTAGCAGGCGTGTAAGCCGCTTGCGGAATCGAATAGTCATTCGGGTCATCCGTTGGGTTAATGCGTTCACCCATGAACTTCTGGAAGTTTTCCCACGTAAGACGCTGGGGAACGAAGAACCAATGAACGTCAATATAGACGTTGTCCATGATCGGGTGAAGCGGGGTTGCCAAACGGGCGAACTGCGTCGCCTTGATGGTATGTGTGTCGCCGGGAAGTACCTCGTCCCAAAAGAACGGAATGAGCTTTCCGGCATCCATCGTTGTTTTATATGCGTGAGACCTGTCGAAGGTAGAACGCGGAACGCTAACGCTTGGCACCTGTGAGAAATGTTGTTGTGCATTCATCACAGACGGTTGGCGGAATATTTTCTCTGACATTGTTTTTTCCTCTTAGCCTACAAGGTCGGATTTGGTTGCGAAGTGCTCGATGAACGTCTCCACCGTCATGAGCGGTGCGAGAGCGAAATCGAGACTGCCTTCTTGCACTGAATCGTCGGCGAGTACGAGCACGTAAGCGTCAGTCCGATCATTAACGTAAAGGTCGCGGAGAGCATTAGCGAATTCCTCACGGGTTTTTGCTACCGGGGGAGACCGGCGACCAGTTTTTTTATCGAGAAGCTGAGCAACAATTTTCACAGTTTTTCCGCCTTTTGTTTGAATTTCGAGAGCGAGTTCTGACGGTGACTTTCCAGCACCGTTAACGGTCGAGCCTTTTTTTCGCGGCATTGGTTGTACTCTTTTATGTCATTGAAATCTTCCCACTCGAAGTATCTTTTCGGGATAGGAAGGGTTACGCCGTCAATGATGACGGCTTGGTTGGCTCGGATTTCATCCGAGTATTTTTTAAGCCACCCACGGCCAAGACCGGGGTGAGTTGACATTTTTACAAACGTATCGGGGTTGCCTATTTTCTTCGTTGCATATCCCGCAACGTAACAGCACGTCGACATAGAGAGCGACGTTATATCTATGAGGCCATGGCCCCATATTTTTTCCACCTCCGGATGAGTGTAGCCGCCTTTTCTGGTAGTAACTGCGCCGTCCCGGAAATCCTGGCCGAAGATAAGCGCATGATAATGAGCGCGGCGCGTTTGTTCGCCGTACTCACCGCACGCCA